GCCAATCCGGGGAAACCCGGGTTGAAGGCCCCTCAACCAGAGGGCGGAAAACGCCGCGACTCTTTCTGCGCCCGGATGACTGGCATGAAGAAAAAGTTGACCAGCGAGAAGACCGCGAAAGACCCAAACTCCCGGATTAACAAGAGCCTTCGGGCTTGGAAGTGCTGACATGACTGAGCAAACAGAAACCGTTAAAAACGTGCTGGACTTCGTGGCCGTGTTCACGGCGCTTGGCGCGTTCTTGCAGATTCTTACCCCAGTGTTTGGTCTGATTGGCGCTATCGTGGGTGTCATGCGCATCTACGAGATGGCTACCGGAAAAGAGTTTTACACGCTCTGGCGCAAGGAAGCCAAGGATGCCGAGCACAAGTAAGAAGCAGCACAACTTCATGGCAGCGGTGGCTAACAACCCCGCGTTTGCTAAGAAGGCAGGGGTCCCGCAATCTGTGGGGCAAGACTTCACGCAGGCCGACAAAGGCCGCAAATTTGCAAAAGGTGGCGACATGAAAGGTATGAAAAAAGGCGGCTACGCCAAAGGCGGAATGCCTGACGCGCTGGCCAAGCACGCTGCAAAGCCTGCATCCACGGCTCATGCTGGCCTGAAGGCCGGTGGCTCCGTGTTCCGTAAGACTGCTGACGGTATTGCCAAGAAGGGCAAGACCAAAGCCGCCCAAGTCAAAATGGCCGGTGGGGGCATGTACAAGAATGGCGGGATGTACAAGAATGGCGGGATGTGCTGATGGCTACCGAACCTAAAAAGAAACCTAGGGGCATTAAGCACGGCGTCTGGACACCGGAATCCGGGATACCGATTCCACAAGACATTGACGGCGCGTCGGTAACGCCGGGGCCTAAATCAGCCGGTGCCGGTCGTGGTGAAGTGAACCCCCCGGTTCCCAAGGACGCCATGTACGCCAAAGGTGGCTCTGTTGGCTCCGCTTCTCGTCGCGCTGATGGTATTGCCAAGAAAGGCAAGACCAAGGGGCGGATGCTGTGATGGCCAGCCGAGGCATGGGCGCAATCAACCCGAGCAAGATGCCCGGGGGGAAAACCATGCGCCGCAAAGATGGTGACAAGTTCGACAACAACGGCGTGGTTGCACGGCGTAAGGACGGCGACGAGTTCACCATGTATGCGGAAGGCGGCAAGGTCAACGCGGCTGGCAACTACACCAAGCCCGGGATGCGCAAGCGGATCGTGGCTCAGGTCAAGGCTGCTGCCACGCAAGGCACTGGAGCAGGGCAGTGGAGCGCCAGAAAAGCGCAGCTTGTTGCCAAGAAGTACAAGGCAGCGGGCGGGGGTTACCGAGATTGAAAGCGCCGCAGCAATCGCTCAAAGACTGGACCGCCCAGAAATGGCGGACTAAGTCCGGTAAACCGTCTTCTAAGACCGGTGAGCGATACCTGCCCGAGGCTGCGATCAAGTCCCTGAGCCCTGCGGAGTATGCAGCCACAACCCGGGCCAAAAGAGCGGGTAAAGCCGCTGGGAAGCAATTCGTGAAGCAGCCCAAGGGTATAGCGAAGAAAACAGCGAGCTACAGATGACCATAGCAAGCCACATTCAAAAGCAGCTCGATATCAGTGAGCAACTGTTCGAGATGATGCGCCGCGATCACAAAGAGCGTATGAGTCAGGCATTGATCTGGGCTGATATGAATGAGAGCCTATTGCACAAACTAGAAGCCCGCGACAAAGAGATTGCACGCCTTAAAGGGCTTTTAAAAGCGTACGAAACTGCGGAAAAACTGTAATGGCCACCTCCAACACGACCGACTTCAACCTCGAATTCACCGAGATCGCTGAAGAGGCGTGGGAGCGGGCTGGCCGCGAGATGCGCACGGGCTATGACCTACGCACTGCGCGTCGTTCGATGAACCTGATGACCATCGAGTGGCAGAACCGTGGTATCAACATGTGGACGATTGACGAGGGGTCCGTCAACCTTGCGCAAGGCGTCGCAGAGTACGATCTTCCTGCGGACACCATCGACCTGCTAGACCACGTGATTCGTACCGGGGCTGGCAACGTCTCCACGCAGTTTGATCTGGCCATTACGCGGATCAGTTCCTCGACCTACGCGACGATCCCCAACAAACTCCAGCAGGCTCGCCCCATCCAAGTGTGGGTCCGCCGTCTTAGGGATAACCCTAAGATTGTTGTGTGGCCAATCCCCGATCAGGGCACGACCCTGAACCCGTACTACATCTTCCGGTACTGGAGGATGCGCCGCATTCAAGACGCTGGCGCGGGTATTCAGACTGCTGACGTGAACTTCCGCTTCCTGCCCGCGCTGACCGCTGGGTTGGCGTACCACATTGCCTCCAAGGTGCCTGAATTGGCTCAGCGTGTGCCCACGCTCAAGGCTCAGTACGACGAGCAGTTTGACTACGCCGCAGGTGAAGACCGCGAGAAGGCGGCTATCCGGTTTGTGCCCCGTCGCTCGTACATTGGCGGTGGTGGCTGATGGGTAATCGCTACGCATCCAGTAAGATTGCAATTGCGATCTGTGACCGGTGCGGGTTTCGATTCCGCCTGCGCGAGTTGCGCACGCTGATTATCAAGACCAAGCAGGTCAACATGTTGGTGTGTAGGGAGTGTTGGGAGCCTGACCAGCCGCAGTTGCAGTTGGGCATGTACCCGGTGGATGATCCGCAGGCACTGCGTAACCCACGTCCGGACAACACGTACCGGCAATCGGGCACCTTGGCCAACGGATCGATTGGTGAAGGTAGCCGTAACATCCAATGGGGATGGAACCCGGTGGGCGGCTCGCGCAACTATGATGATCCGCTCACACCAAATAACTTGGTTGTGCAAGGACAAATTGGTACAGTAACGGTTGTGACAACGTAAAGGAGTCAGTCATGGACAAGAAGCAAACTCAGGGCACCGCCCCGATTCAGAATGGCCCGAGCAAGGGCAATCCCGGCAAGACGAACCAAGACATGAAGTCGATGGGTCGTAACTTGGCCAAGGTCGCTGCACAAAAGCGTGGAGGCTGATATGTCTGGAAAAATTAAACCCTTCAAGATGGCCCCCGCTGGAGTCGTGGATGTCAAGGAAGACTTGAAGACTACGCGCACTGTTATGGCCAACAATCGGGCTGATCCGTATCCGCCCGTCAAGACCGACGGCATCCGCATGAAGGGTGCTGGCGCAGCCACCAAAGGCGTGATCTGCCGAGGCCCGATGGCGTGAGGTAGGCATGAACTACGCCGAGTTGTGCTCCAACATCCAAGACGTTTGCGAGAACGAGTTCTCGCCGACGGCACTCGCCATGTTTGCGGAACAGGCCGAGCAGAAGATTTACAACACGGTGCAGCTTTCTTCCTTGCGTAGGAACGTGACTGGCACGCTGACAACGAGCAATAAATACTTGTCTACACCCGCAGATTTTTTGTCGGTGTATTCGTTGGCGGTGGTTGACCTGACGGGCGAGTACCACTACCTGCTCAACAAGGATGTGAACTTCATTCGTGAAGCGTACCCCACCCCCACGAGTGGTGGCCTGCCACGTTACTACGCAATCTTTGGCCCAAACTCTACGTTGCCCAACGAGCTTTCGCTCATTCTTGGCCCGACGCCCGATCAATCGTATCAAGCTGAGCTTCACTACTATTACTACCCAGAGTCAATTGTCACGGCGGGCACCACGTGGCTGGGTGACAACTTTGACTCTGCTCTGCTCAACGGTGCGCTCATTGAGGCCATTCGCTTCATGAAGGGCGAGGCTGACATGGTGGGGATGTACGAGAAGCTGTACGTGCAGGCTATCGGGTTGCTCAAACAACTGGGCGATGGCAAGCAGCGTCAAGACGCATACCGGTCTGGACAATTCCGACAGGCGGTAAGTTGATATGGCGATCTATCAGACGATGACCACACAGGCTAAGTACTCCGCGTTGGGGTACTTGGCCACAGGCACGCTCAAGATGGCGCTGTACACGTCGCTGGCTGACTTGGGTGAAGGCACGCTCGTGTACACCACGTCAAACGAAATTGTTGGCACTGGGTACAGCGCTGGCGGCAAAGTGCTCACGGGGGTCACGGTCTCGCAGTCTGGGTCCACCGCGTATCTGGACTTTGATGATGTGGTTTGGAACCCAGCCGTATTCACTACACGCGGTGCGCTCATCTACAATACAAGCCTTAGCAACCTCGCTGTGGCTGTGCTGGACTTTGGAGCCGACAAAACTGCG